CACTCTCGGATAGGCAATCGGATCGACGCGGGCCTGGCGCTCGATCCCGCACAGCGTCTCGACCTTCTCCTTGATGATGTTTTCGTGGATGATCGGCTGCTTGCGCTTCTTGAGCGCGGCTTCCTGTTCCGCGTCGATCTGCCGGCCGTCGTAATAGTCGCGGGCCTTCTCGGATTCGCGCCGCCCGGTCAGCGACTGCCTTTCGGCTTCTTCGAACTGGCGGACGTATTTCGAGAGAGGTTCGTCGGTCGCGTTGGCCAATCAACCCTCCCTCACATTCACGCTTCTGTTGTAATTCGGCCCGTAGGCGTCACGCCGCCGGTTGCGGCGGGCGCGGAGATAGGGCCGATCCTTCGTCATTTTCGCCGCGCTCTGGGCCAGCTCGAAAGCGCCCTTGCCGACTGGAAGCTTGTAGGCCGCAAGAAAGGCCGCGCTCAGCCCCGACAAAACCCAATCCACAGACGTTGCGGCCATCACATATGACCGTCCGACGCTCGCATCCGCTGGCGTCACGGCGAATGAACCGCTTTGAGCAGCCAGCAGCCGGGCCACAGTCGAGCTGGCGTCCGATCCATTCAGCGCGAATGCCGCCCCGTCGGCCCCGAGAATACGCGACACCGGCAAAGCCGCATCCGACACACTGAGCGCGAATGCTCCGGATGCAGACCCGAAATAGCGAGCTACCGGCATGGTGGCCGCTGAGCCTGACACCGAATACGATCCAGACGAGACCGCCAGCCCGCGCGCAATTGGCAGGTTCGCAGCCGAGCCAGCGACAGCAAACGATGTCGCGGACGCGGCTAGCTTGAATCCCTTGTGCAACGCGGCCGACGAACCGCCCAGCGCATAACTTCCGGCAGATGCGGATAGAAGCCTGCCCGCTTTCAGGTTCGCGGACGAGCCCGTTAGAGCGAGCGAACCCGCTGCCGCAGTCAAAACCGGCAGCGCCTTGGTCAGAAGAACGCCGTGCCGCGTCCCGACCGCGAAGAAGGCGCTGTCGAAGGCGAGATTGGCCGAACTCGTCGTCGTCCTGAGCGGGCTGGCCCGGGCCGTCGCCAAATCAGCCCCGGTTCCGTAACCGAGCGTCGTTCCCGTCCGCCAGATCCACCAATATGTCGATATGGAGCTGCCAGAAACGACTTGGCCGCCGCTTTCGTAGATGCTCGCCGCTGTCAGTGAGCCGATGTCGAAGGCGAAGTCGATGCTGGCGTAATCATTGTTGGTCAGCGGATCGCTGTTCACCCCGAGCAGCGCATCGTTGACGTAAACCAGCGGCTTCAAGCGAAGCGTAAAATCGAAGCCGAGCACGATCGCCGACACGGCACTCGCATCGTAAGCGGCCGAACCCGCCGTCTTCTCGATCCAGTAAACGCCCGACCCGGCGTGGACGACCGCCGTGTTGGCGTTATTCGAGATCGCGACCGTGTTGGCCGGAGCCGCCGCCGCAGGCTTGAGCGCGAGAGTGACGGCGGACCATGAGCCGGTGTTGGTCGAAGTCGAGCCGCCGAATGCCGCCGGATCGAACGAGCCGCTCGTCCACCCCGAGAAGATCGCGCCGCCTATATTGGCGTCATTGGTGGTCGAAGTGATCGTCGCCGACCGGAAGTGATTGGTGGTCGAGTCCATCCCCGCAGGGTTGGTGAACACCGCGCCAGCAGCGACCGCAGCCCCGGCAAAGGCCACGACCCACGCGCCCGCCGTCACCGGAAGGATCGCGGCCGCGTTCGCTATGCCGGTGTCGATGCCGCCGGTAACAACCGCCGTCGCGTCCTGGATCGCGTTGAGGTCGAGCCCGCGAAAGACATAGATCGCGTAGGCAACACCAGCCGTGGTCGCATTGGAAGCGGGTATGGCAACCGAAGCGTCCGGCGTCCCTCCCATGATCTTGTAGGAGACCCGGAAGTTGGAATCGTTGCTGTCGTCGCGGTAATCGTGCGAGCCTATCCCCGTATAGCCGGACGGCACGAGCACATCGGCACCGCCAGCGCTCGTGCGATTAACGGTGCTTGCGTTCTCGACCGCGACGAACACGACATCGCCGAACTGCAGCGTTGGCGCAGCGCCGCTTTCATTCAGCAAACTGGAGAAGTTGACCGTCTGCGCGGAAACGGCGGCGTGCGTGCCGACGTGACTGCCGACAAACGAGATCGCCATTAGGCTAGCGTCAGAATGTTTCCGGGCAGATCGACCGTGAACGTGTCGCCGTTAGCAAGGCTGATCGATGATCCGTAATCGTAATAGCCGATCAGCGGGTCAGCCGGAGATGTCGGGGTGTCGTTGTAGATGTAAACGTAGCGGAACGGTCCGACAGCCCCCGATGCGGTCAGCACGAGATCGGTTGCCGCCAACGTTCCGGTCCCCGCGCTCTGGCTGTAGGATGTGCCGGAGAAGACGCGAGAACTGAGATTGGTGTAACTGATCTGGGTGACGTTCGCGAGAATGCACGCCGAAGCCGCTCCGGTCGGCGGAGTCGATTCGGAACCCGGAGCCGTGTTGCTCAAGGCGACCGTGATCGCGCCCGTGTTGAGATTGTGAACGCCCTGGCCCACATGCTCGACAAAGCCGTTCAGCTTGGTGAATGCCGTCATCAGACCGTTCTCCAGTCGTCCGCTTCGCGCGGCTCGATTCCGTAATCGTCGTCAGGCTTCGTCTGACCCTTGAGCGGGACAATCGCCGGATGCGCCATGTCCAGGGCCCGCCCGATCAGGGACGCCACATCCACTTCATCGTCGTGCTTGCCAGCGGGGAAGCTCAGGAACTCGGAAACGTCCGCTCCCGGCTCGACCCGGACCTTGCCCATTGCCGCGCGGGCCTGAAAACCTCTCGCTCGCGTCGGCTTGTCGTGAATGCTCGCCATCCATTCGAGACGGCAGAATATCCGGCGGTCCTGCATCCGCCGCTTCAGCATCGGCTCGACCGCCTTCTGGATCACCCCGGCCTCCCCAAACCATGCCAGAGGCTTGTGCTTGGCGATCAGGTCCAGTTTGCGGTCGATCCATTCATCGGCGGCGGTCTGCCCTCTCCACCCGTCAAGGCGGTAGATCGTGCCATCGCTGGCAACGCCCCATATGCGGTGGACCGTAAAGTCGCCGCCCCCGTCCGTGACCGCGTAATCCGATGCGCCGTAGATGTTGAGGTCGGCTGGCCTCTTTCCCCACTCCTTCAGCCAATCCCGCTGGAAGAACGTGCCCTCGTCGGGTTGTGGCTTCTGCTGATACAAGGCAGACCACTCGCGCGGCCCGATGGTGTTCTTGATCCGGTCTAAAGCTCGCTCGTCATACCATTCGGGCCACAGAGCCTTACCGTCAGCATCGAGCGCGGGTAACTCCAGAACCTTCCAGTCACTCTCGCTGCCGAGCAATCGGCCTGCAAGGTCGTCCTCGTGCCAGCGGGTCTGGATAAGGACAATCGATCCTCCGGGCATGAGACGGGTGAAAAGAGTGGAACGATACCAGTCCCACACAACATCCCGCCTGCGCTCCGAGTCAGCCTCTTCTCGATCCTTGAATGGATCATCGATAAGCGCGATGTGTGCGCCCCGGCCCGTAACCGCCGTTCCAACGCCCGCAGCGACATAGGCGCCCCCGTGGTTGGTGTTCATCCGATTGGCCGCGTGAGAGTCCGTCGCCAGGCTCACGCCAGGGAACACTTCGCGAAACTCAGGCTCGTCAACGATGTTGCGGACATTGCGCCCGAAGTCGCTCGCCAGGTCGCTGTTGTAGCTCGCCGCGATGATCTGCCGTCGCGGATCGCGGCCCAGCACCCACGCCGGGAATCTCTTCGACGCCAGCTCGGATTTCCCGTGCCTCGGCGGCATGAAGATCATGAGCCGGTCGCACTCTCCGCGCTCAACGCTCTCCAACGCTTCGCAAATGCGCTTGTGATGTTCCGCCGGCTGATACAGCGGGTTCGTGTATTCAGTGAAGTTGAGGAGTCGTCGCCTCGCCTTCGCCGCCCTTATGTCTCTCAGCGTTGGTAAGGAGCCGCTCAAGCTCCTCAAATTCCTCGTCGCTAAGGGTGTCGAGGTCATAACGATGCGTCACCTCGGTCTTGCTCGTGATCGCAACCTTGTCGCCGTAGCGCTGCGACCATTTGCCGATCAGGCGAATGCGCGTATCGATCTTGATGCGCCGCTCATCCGGCTTGAGATTCGTGTCGTCCGCGATCTCAATGCATTCGTCAGCAAGAGCATCGCAGCCCAATTCTCGCGCGCGGGCGGAATGCGCGAATGCCGTTTCGTCCTTCGCCAAATGATAGCGAACCGTTGATTCCTTCAACCCAAGATCGCGACAGACAGCGCGAAGGCTTTTGCCTTCTGCCATCCTCTCGCAAATGTCCGTGAGTTGTTCGGGGGTCATCGCTATTCGCCCCTTGCTTCCCGCCGTCTTGCCTCGCGGAACATCAGTCCGCATTCGATCGTGCTCATGGCGATTGCGACGATGAATGAAGCGGCGGCGATCTCGATTGTTTTGAGAGCGATGCGCTTAATCACGCCGCCAACTCGACCACGTTGCTCGGGGGCCGCGTCGGCTCCATGACGACGATTGTCCCGCCGCTGTAGATGTCCCGCTGCGTTGCGATCTCAACCGCTTCCTTGGGAGACTTGCCCGCGAGCATCGCGCCCATCGCGAACTCGCGGCCGCTTCCGATTGTCACTGGCGCAGGAAGATCGAACGCGAACAGGCAGCCTTCGTAGGTGACGATCCTTCCATCCGCGAACAGGCGAACAAGTGTGAACTCGCCGGTCAGATCGTCCGGGTGCGCGTCCGGCGAATGAAGGCAGTTGATCGCCCGCCGCATCGGTGAAAGCTCGCCGCAGCCGCCGACAATCGAACCGTCAGGCAGGCGATGGAGCTTCTGGCTGTCGGTTCCAGTCACCATGTCGCCAGCGGTGCTCTGCCCGTCAGCCGCGATGGTTTTTCCGTCTGTTGCGATTGTCGTCACCGCATCTGCCCATACCAGTCGGATAGTTGATCCCCCATCGCTCGATAGAGGTTCACATCGTCCATGCGCTTGTCCCGCTTGGCGTTGGCGACAGCATCGCGGATCATTCGGCCGATGTTGCCGGTCCGGCTCCAGGCGTCGATGATCGGTCCGGCGAACAACACCGGAGCCGTGTCGCGTCCGTCGATCATGTAGGCTCCCCGCTGACGGGTTGCGCGTCGTGGCGCCGGTCTATCCGTTGCTCGCCGTGAGAGGCTCGGCAGCGGGGGATCTGAAATGAAAAACCCCGGCTGGTTAGGCCGGGGCACTGGCGCTCAAGGCGCAACTCGAATGACAGCAGCTCGATAGCACAAAGCTGCACAGGCTACAAGCCCTTCCATTGCGCGATCAGCGCGGCAACGAATGTCACTACGGTCTTGTCGTCGCGGCGGCGGGACGGAAGCTCGAACCGGCAGATATTCTCGAACACACCCCAGTAGCGGCTGGGCAACTTCACCTTGAAGAACGCAAGCTCGGTAAGCGCTTCCTGCTCGAACCATCCGTCCGTCCCGTTATCGACGACCACGACGGCGGGACCGTGGTAATCGATCCTGGCCCACATCTTCTGGCAATAACGGATCGCCGCGCGCTCGCCGTCCTCGAACGCATCCGGATCGTTCATCCATCGGCTGATCGTGGAACCGCCGCGATTGACCTTGACCTCGCGCCGCCTGCCATCGACCTCCGTGTAACCGTCGTGGTAATCGCCGTGACGCATGGCCTCAGGCGTGACCAGGGGCTGCTTTGCCGCCGCCGCGAAGTCGCGCTGCTGGGCAAGCCGCGATTGCCATTGCAGGTAGGTTTCGTCCGGGCGCTGCCTGGACTGATCGATCTTCTTCGCGTTCCTCGCCATTTCCCCACCCCTTCGCTTTATCCCCACCCCCGCGCCATCAGGTTGACGGTTTCAGCCCGACCTCACGAAGAATCTCCGCCGCCTCTTCTGGCGTGACGTAATTCGGCTCGATCAGCCGCTCCGGCCTCGTTTCCGGCGGGCGGTGGCGAGTGATCGACCGCCACGGGAATGCGGCCTCGATTTCCACCAGGATGGTCGGCACGATCTTTGCTGGATGATCGCACTTCTTCCGAGCGGCCCGCGCCCCTATCCGCAATTCACTTGGCGGAACGTCTCTCAGCGTATCCCAGGCCACCGCCAGCCATTCGCGCCGCGATTCCTCCGTCATTCCGACCGGAGCGACCAAAGCCAGGCAGGCCGTCAGCTCGTTGCGGAACACGGTTCGCGCATCAAGGTCCGAACACGTCGAGAGCTGCCCGCGTTGTGGGGCTGAGACCATCGGGGGATTGATGTCTTCCCATGCTGTTGGGTCGGTGTTCGGTTCGGCGGTCATAATTTCCCTCGATCAGCTTGAGGAAGTTTTCGGCTTTGATGAGCCAGGGGAACGTGAACCAGGACGGCGGATCGTGACCGGCGAGGAACGGCGAGGCGCGCGCCTTGGCAATCGCGGCTTGCCACCCGTCGATCCCATGCTGTCGAAGCCGGGCAGAGAGCAGCTTCTGGCGATTGGGGGACAGGACTTTCACCTGCGGCCATCCACACTTGCCGGCGTTTTCGTTCCAGCAAGCCGTCGCATCGGCGATTGGCTGGCGAGCTGGTGATGAGGCGCTAGCCTCATCGGGAATGATCTCACGGGGGGTTAGATTATTATCTTCATTAGGGGGGGCGTCACGCTCGTCACGCGCTGTCACGCTCGTCACGCGTGACTTGGCGTTACTCTCACGCTCACGCTTGCGGCGCTGGCGTTCACGGTTGCTCTCGCGCTTCTTCTCAAGCTTTGCCGATTCAGCGGATTCACGTTCCACAATGTCCGCCTTCACCGCAGCGGCTATTTGCTCGCGCGTAGCCCCAGTCGCCAGCAAGGCGTCTATGACGGCGACAGAGAGACTCATACCTCGCCCTTCAGCGTCTCAAGCCCGACCTCGATCAGCATCCGGGCCTGAGCGGCGAATGAGCAGCCGTTATCGCGCGCGCCGTCCGCAACCTCGTCGTGGGTCTCCTGGTCGAGAATCATGACGGTCTTGCGCCACTCTCCCTGCTTCATCCCGGCTGCGACCTTGGCGGGGGCGCGGGTGCAGATGACGTTCCCGCTCATGCCGCAATCGCCATCGCGGGAGGCGGGACCGGCGCGATAATCACGACCAGCCTGGGCCGATCGGAATAGGCTTTCACGCCCGCGATCTGGACGACTTGGGAATCGTCGTGCCAGACGACGCCGTTGAGGCCATCAATGACCTTCAGATAGTTGTCGAGGTCGGGACGCGTCGTCGGCCGCAGATGCCCGGATTCGATCAGCGCCAGCTTCGGCTTGGTCGAAAGCGTTTTCGGGATCGGAACGTAAGCCTCGACGCAGACGAACAGCGGGCCTTCCATGAGCGGTCGCTCGCCCATCTGTTCGCCCGCAGCGAGACGAACCAAGTCCTCGTAGCGGCGGGTTTTGGCTGGCGTGTAGGCACGAGCAAAGCCATTGCGAGCGGAGAGGCGCGGCCTGCCCTTCGCGACAGGTGCGCCAGGAATCTCGATCCTGATTGTTCCCCCCGCGCCGGTCATGCGGCGGCTTCCTTGTCCGCCTTCGCCAGCTCCTGCCTGCGGATGCGGCAGTAAATTGCATGTTCGCATTTACGAACGTCTTCCCATTCGTCGTTGGTGAGCCTGCGGTGCTTCGCCATCTGGAACAGCCATTCGAGGCGTTGTTCGGAGCGCGTCTTTGCGATGAAGTCCGCCATCTATGCTGCCTCTGCTTGTTGGAGAGAGGCGAAGAACGAGGCGAGTTTTTCCCGAGCCAGCAGCGTTATCGAGATGAAGATGCGGCGTCCGTCGTCGGGATCCGTTCGGCGCTCGATAAGCCCGCGCCGTTCGAGCGTGCTCAGGTGGCGAAGCGCGGTCGTGTAGGGCACGTAGGCCGCATCGCAGAGCGTCGTCACGGTCGCTTGCCAGCGGCGCGTTTGCGAGCAATCGAGGAGCATCGTCCACGCCGGATCGCTGAGGGCGGGGAACGCCTGTTCGCGCAGCTCACGAATGGCGAGCAGGCTGCCCGCGCAAGGGACTAGCGGCTTTGCCTGAGACAACGCAGATTGGCTCAGCCCGAAGGGCGCAGGCCCGGTCGGCGTAGCCGATGCGCCAAACTGTTCAATCCCCCCCACCATCGCTAGCAGCTCTCGCCTTCACGCTGTTTCCGTTCCTTCACGCGCTCATATGCATCGCGGAGTCTGCGGAGCAGGCCGTCAGGGCATTCTTCGAGGTCGAGATGGCGCGGGGCGTTCATGCTTCCCGTCCATGCTGGAGGATCATCGCGTCCAGCTCATCATCGTAGCGACCGGCATCGGTTCGGATGACCATGCCGTGAAGCATATTGGCGAACGCGGGTTTGCCGTTGGCGAGAGCGCGCTGGATTTGCTCCGCGAGGATTCTTTTCAGATGGTCGCGCTTGCGTTCGAGGTCGCTCACAGCAGCGCCTCCGGCACCGCCTTGCCGATTTCACGGCAGAGTTCGCGCGTCTTCGCCCGGATCGGTTCGCGCAATTGAGCCGAACGGGCCTGACCGCCCAAGCGTCCAATGCGGCGATAGTGGCGGCGGAGGAGGAAGCGGAAGGGGTTCACGCGGCCTCGCTTTCCGGCAACGGCGCATCCAGTCGCAACGACCGTTGCTTGGCGCGGAAGTCCTTTTCGGCCGTGTCCAGGTTGTAGATCAGGCGATCTTCGATTTCCGGCCAGCGCGCGGTGAGCTTCAGCCAAACCGTGGAAGAGATTTCCGCAGTCCCGTTGCAGTATTGCGAGATGGATTGCGCCTCGCGCTCACACTCTTTCGCGATCTTCGCCAGCGTGAGCTGATTGACGTTCTTGAACTGCAACAGCGAGACAGCCATTGCCTGCTGAATCGTTTCGCAATCGTATTCAAGATAAATTGAGGCGGACATCGCTACACGCCCTCCTCGCAATGGGTGAGAGACGTTGCCTTGTTCGTGGTGGTCGCCGTCCGCTCGGTGCCCTTCCCCCCGGTTCCCAGATTCCGGGCGGCGGCCCTACGTTCTTCCCGATATCGGCGCTGTCTGGCGTTGTGGTCATCTTTCTCGGCCCGCCAGGCAATGTTGCACGCTCGGCAACGGCGGGCGTTCTTCCAAACAATCGTGTTTTCTGGCGTCAGCTCGTGGCCCTTGGCGCAATGTGTTTT